TACTATCCTTACCTATCCTATCCTTACCTAACCTAACCTTACCTATCCTATCCTTACCTATGGATACAGGTTGTATACATTTTGTATCCATATTGGATACATCTGCTTTTAACGTATATGATTTATCTTTTTGAATGTTGATTAAATCACGTTCCGGCAATGCACTTGGTTTATACCTATCGTTCTGAATGTAGTTATGTATCTTCCAATCTTTGATAACTACAACACCACTTTCAAACGGTATAACAAATTGCTTTGCAGTAAGTACTTTCATATCATCTTCTTTAGCACCAATCATTCGCATAATTGACTTCGGCGCATTGATGAAACCGTCATCGTCCGCATCTAGCAACATATGAAAGTATAGATTTTGTGTTGTTGCTGGCATATCTAGGAATGTATCGGACTTGATAATAGATTTTGACATCATTCTTCGTTCTGCCATTGTATCTTCGAATTCCTTTCTTTTAAGATTTCTCTAATCTGTTTCGCATCTGATCCATGCGCTTTTATATGACAATCTCTACACAAACAAGCAAGATTGCTAAGATTAGATAACCCCATTTGCGACCTAAACACTATGTGATGCACTTCGGTTGCTTGCGCTCCACATAGCACACACAACCCCTCATCACGTTCATACGCCCATTTTCTGGTGCGGGCGTATAGTGCGTTATCCTGTCTTTTCCTTTTGTTCATATTCGCCCCATTCATTTATTAATGAGTTGATATAGTCATCATTTTCAATCGGTATGTTTAACTGGTTGCATTCATCAACGAGTGCATCAATTAAACGTCGCATTTCGTCAACTGTGTAAACGCTGCTCCCATGATATGCACGAACAATTGAATATCCTTCCGTTTTGGCTGGGCCGGCATCTTCTGCATGCCAGCCTAACCCGTGGCTTTGCCAAATTTCAATAAAACGCTCGATAGCATCGTTTTTAATCGGTAAATAGGTAAATGTACCACATTCAATCAAAACTCGCTTGTACACCTCATTTTTTGAAATATATGCGTGTTTTGAAAGTTCCCGCGCTATCTTATCACACAATACCCACGCATAAGCGTTGGCATTTAGCGAGCGACGTTTTACCTTTCGTTTGATTTCGACTATATATTCAACTTCCGGATCTAACTTATTTAACGTTTCATCTATAGGGGCCGGAATTAGTATATTCCAGCCTATAGACTTTATAACGTTAATACCTTTCGTTACCCATTTCATTATTCGGCGCCTTGTTGCTCAATGAATTTCTTTAACCAATCAAGAGCGGCGACCATTTCAAAGGCATCTAACATCGCAAGGCGTGGTTTTTTAAATTCCGTTGCAATGTATTTTGTGATTTCTGCCGGTGGTACATTGTTATCTTTTGCAAGTTTACAAAATTCTTCATATCCGGCAACGTGCGTTTCTTTTGGTTTAGTCGCTTGCATTGGTGCTGCACTTCCACCCATTGTAAAGCGTACAACCCCTTTACTATCAACTATGGTTAACTTGTTGATATTTCGATTTTCGTCATAGTCGATTTCTTTAACTGTAAATTTTGCGTATGACTTAGGCTTTCCGTCTTTCCCCGCTTTCCATTCGCCATTTTGCAAATTAATATAGGTAAACGGAGCGGAATATAATTCTCTACCAATGCCCCAGTTAAAGCATGCACGCTTGAAACTATCAGATGCTTGGCCCTTTTCTTTTTCTGTGTTGCTTTCCGTGCCTACATCGGACTTACCAACCCACTCGCCGGTTTGTTGGTTATAGATTGAAACTGTGCAATATAATCTATCGCCAATGATCGCATGTTCACGTTTCCAATTCATTGCGCCTACTACTTCATCAAGCATGCGCATATCAACGCGTGCATCTTTGTATAGCAGCACAACTGCACCTACGTTGCCGTTCTTTTCATTTAGCGATTGAATACGGCAATCTATTTCATTCGCTTTTAGTGTTCTAAATTCCATACATGCCACCTACTTAATATAGAAATTTTGGTTTACTTTAATTTCTGCGCCCTCTACCACTTCACCGGCTTTAAGCGCTTTTTTAATTGCCGTTTTATCGGCTTTAATTTCAACCTTTGTAAAGTCCGCCGGAATTACATCAAGGTTTATAATTTCAACGCTTTCGGATTTTCTATAACCGGCTTTAAATGTTCCAACTTCTAATTTTTCGATACCTTTTTGCTTCATTGAATATTCAATGTTGTTTTTCAAGGTTTCAATAGTGCTTTCTTTTGATTTTTTAACTTTGTTCAATCTATCAATTTCAGCCTTAATTCCTTGTATATCAGCTTCAACGTTAATCATGTATTTTGCCGTGTTTTCGATTTTTTCTTCAATGGATAAATCAAGCATTTCTAATGTATTTTGAATTGCTTCGATTTCTTCCGGCGTTTCTGCCGCTTCTAGCATTGCGGATAGTTCCGCGTAATCCTTGTTTAGTTCGTAAATACTAGCCATTTTTATTTATCACCTTTCAACAATGTAATAATTCCTTCTACGTCAACATTCGTTATAGGTGAGTCCATTAACGAACGATAACTTCCCATATTTATATAAATTAATTTGCCTTTATATATTGCGTATACATCATAAGTAAAAATCACTTCGCCGTTTTCTGTGTCATTTTTTCTAACACCAAGATTAAGAGAAATTTCTTTATCCGCAATTTTTTCACATAACTCTGTAAACATCGCAGTAACTTCGGCGATTTGTTTTTTATTTAATCTCCATTCCATAATTTCACCTTGCCACCTTAACCGCTCATCGTGTATGATGAGGTTAAGATGCTTTAATAACTCACTTTTCGCATCTGCCCTTTGGTAACTGCAATTACTAAAGGGCCTTTTTTATTTCGTCAATGTAGATGCCACCATATAATAACGCAACGCCTAACAATCCTTGTAATACCGCTTCATATAACGTAATATTGTCAAGTTCTAAACTGCCCGGCGTGCCTATCAGTAAGATTGCACCTATAGCTTTAAAAACCGTTGTCATTCTAATTCTCCTGTGATCACTAGCATTTGGCTGGTGATTTTTCTTATTTCACCTCTTAGATACCGATTTTCTGATTGCAAGCGTTCGTTTTCTGTTTGCAATTGTTTATATCTGACAATGTTAAACTCCGTTGTCAGCCCTGCTAATTTCTCAACCTCATTCCGGTTGAATTTCACGCCGGGTATCGGTAACTGGTGTAACTTGCCCTCATTTCTGAGGTTATATACCGCTGTTTCTGATATCGACAGTAACGCAGCAACCTCTTTAACTGTGTACACTAATTTTTCCATAGGTATTTATCAACAAAATATTGTTGTCCCTTTCCTGTAACCTTTGGTGTTTTACTTATGCTTACATGTCCGTCAGAATGATTAATTGCTGTTTCCTTAATTTTGAACAACCCTAATTCCATTGATTTTTGCGTAGGCATATTGTAGTCAGTACCTTTGCGAGAAATTAGGAACCCGTCACGTCTTAACATTTCAAACAGTCTATTTTGACCCATGTTTTCAGCGCCGTTTTGTTTTAGGATTTTAGCAAGTTCACCGATTAGAATGCTTGTATCACTTGTGCTTACGGCATCCGCAAATAACACCTTCGGCTTTTGAGCCTCTAATAAGGCTTTTGTCTTGTTGTGCTCGTCAATTTCATTTGCGTACGCCTTTAACGCCTCTGGCAATGTTCTTGGTATTGCCATGTTATATGAGCCGTATTTGCGAATTGATGGAATTACTTCGTGAGTGATCCAACGTTTAAATCGTCTTGCACTTTCTAATTTGCTCGAAAGAACCAAACTATATAATCCGCTTTCATTAATTAGTGTTGCACCACGTTGCCCGAAACTCGGCGACGTTTTGTCGTTGAGTTTTTTATCTTCATCGTCAACGTGCATTGCTACTGCTTTATTGCCATCTACATAACCTAACGCATCTGCTACATCTTTTCCTACAAAGTAAATTTCATCTCCAACATTAATGATTCTCATCGAACCGAATTCAACATTTTTAAAAATTTGTAATTCGTTCATGTACTCTCCTTTCTGGCCAACTAGCTTTTCATTCATATTAATCCCTTGGTGAAATCATCAACTTCACAATCAAAGTATTTTGCTAATTTAATTAAATTACCTAAACTTGGCGATTGCTCGCCACTTTTCCAACGAGAAATAACACTTTCGCTAATTCCCGTTTCTTTGGATAACCTGTATGCTGTTATGCCTTTGCCATCCATTAGCTCAAAAATTTTTTTTGTTACCGTTTTAGTCATTTACACACCCCCTTTATTTTGATATACTTGCGATATAGCAAGTGATAATATTCCACTACTACACTTGCTATATCAGATTTTTAAAGACGCTTACTTTTTCGTAAGTACCTTATGCTTGTATTGTACTTCCGTTTTTGCAAGTAGTCCAGTAAATATTTTATAAAAATATTAAACAGGATGTTTATATTTAGTGAGGCATATTATGCTATACGAAAAAATAGAAGAATTAATGCACCAAACAGGCGTATCCGCATATCAGGTTTCTCAAAAAACAAAAATTCCGCAAAGTGCCTTTTCACGGTGGAAAAAAGGTGAAAGTGAACCCAGTTTAAAAAGCATTAAAATATTATCAGAATATTTCGGAGTACCAATCGATTATTTTACAAGCAACGCATTTATTGATGTTCAAAAAATAAAAAAAGAGGTTTCAACCAAAAAGGAAGATACCTCTATGATTAATTTGAAAAATGTAAAAGTTATGTTCTATGGGGATTACGAACTAACAGAGCAAGAAAAGAAAATGGTTGAAAGCGTGGTAAAAGGGGTTATTTCATCACGTAAAGACGAAAGGGATAAATTGTAAATAAAGGGAGTGTTAGCATGAAAAGAATGTTACCGATTGTAATAGATGTTATAAGGGAGAATAAATCAAACGATCCTGATGTTATAGCTAAGAATTTAAAGATTAAGGTGCACTACAGAACGCTACCTAAAGCCTTAAAAGGATTATTGATTAAAACGCCGTTCACAAAAGATGTTGTCATCAATTCAAGAATAGATGTTAATCATAAAAAGATAGCACTAGCACACGAATTAGGACATATTATTTTGCACAAAGGAGGTTACAATTTATTAGAAATTGATATGTTGACGGATAGTAATAGGAAAGCAAAAGAATATGAGGCCAATAAGTTCGCATTTTTACTTGTTGCCCATACTTGTTTGCGCAACTCGCCTAAAATGATTGACGGTATTAGAAATGAAAAGTATTTAACATTCAATGACACGGTTGAATTATTAAAGGTGTTTGAAAATACAGGGTGTTATTTAGGGGAGGCGTCATTATGATTTTCGCTTTAATTCCAGCTATTATTTCAGCTATATTTTATTTTATTGGTTTTATAACCGTTTCTGCTGCGTTAGGAATTGTATCAGGGATTATTGCTGTAATTATGGGTGAAGCGTGGTGGTACTCGTTAGGAATTATCGGTTTAACTCTACTATTGCGATATATAATTTTTGCTGAATTTACTAATTTTTATGGTTTTGGATATGCGTTCACGACATCCGTGATATTATCATGCATTGTTTTTATTGTTTTTTATTCTGTATATTTCACAATTTTAAAAAGGATTAAATAATGCAATACAACGTCAGCGTGAGAAAGAAAGATAAAGGCTATCAAGTCATTGTGTCCTATAAAGACGGCTACAGGTGGCGACAAAAATCAAAGCAAGGGTTCCGAACGCAACGTGAAGCCAAGGAATACGGCCACGTTCTCGTTAAGGAATTAGACAAAACCGCACTACTCACCAAAGATACGGAATTGAAAGACTTAACTTTCAAGGAATTTGCGGATATGTTCCTTGAAATAAAAAAAGGCCACGTTACGCACAATACATTAAATATGTACCGCCATGCCGTGGATGCCTACAGTTCTATTAATAATATTAAATTGTCTGACATCAAACCATTACATATTCAAAATGTAGTGAATAAAATGGT